ATGAGAGCTGATTACGGGGTTGGTGATCATACTCTTGATGTAATGGACCCTGGACAAATTAATTCAGAATTTCAAACTTCAATATCAGCACAGGTTTCAGGTTTAACTTCCCTCTCTGTTAATGGGGATTGGGTAACCAGGGGGGACGACGGTGTTTATTTAGTGGCCATTACTTACGCCGTCAACAACATACCTCAACCCCCTGTTCAATTCTCCCTTGGAAACTGAGTTTCCACGGGGTAAAACCTCTACAGCGTAACATTTAGTAGCTTGGTCAAACATCATATCAACAAGGGGGAAGGCAATGGCCAAAAGATTTAAGACATCGCCTGTCCCAACCGGTGAAATAAGCTCGTACATCAGTAACCCGTATGCGCTTAGTTCCATTTACATGTTTGGTTCTAGCTCTCCTTTTACGGGGACTGGTTCCAGCATTGTTCGCCCTAATGACGACCTACTAATCCAAAAGGGAGGTAATCGCGCATTATCAACTTACCAAAGGTTGCTATTGGATGAACAAGTCCAGGGTTCTTACTCTAAGTTGCTCCAGGAAGTTACGTCTAGGCCATGGTATATTCAGGAATACAGCGATAAACCCGGAGACTTAGCCGTCAGGGACTTTGTAGCTGAAGTTTTAGAAGAGTTGCCAATAGACGATATTTTCAAAGGCTTAGCCGAAGCCTTAATCGTTGGTTTCAGTGTTGCGGAAGTAATGTGGAAAAAAACCAAGCGGGGTGTCATCCCATTTGATGTTCGAGTTAGAGACCAGCGCCGATTTGTCTTCCAAGAAGCTGAGGATTCTCAAACAGGTTTTACAATGCGTTGCTTGACATTCAATAGGATGTTTGAAGGTATCGAGCTACCTGCGCGTAAATTCATCATCAATAGGTACTGGACTCAGCATAATGGGGATCCCTATGGTTCTTCGATTGGTCGTATTTTATACCCCTTGGTGAAGTTTAGGAGGAGGGCATTAGAGTCTTATGTTCTCTATGGTGATAGATATGCAACCCCGACTACCGTAGCAACTGCCCCCCTAAGTGCATCAACAGCCGAAATCGATAATATTTATGGGATGATCTCTAATTTGTCCCAAGAGACCGCGATGGTTTTACCTGAAGGGTTCGTATTGGATTTTATTAACCCTCAGGGTAGCCCCGATGTGTTTAAGGGCCTGATTGACTACCTAGATAAAGTCATTAGCCTTTTGATTTGCGGTGAAAATGAAGCTGGGCAGGCTGAGTCTGGTTCCAGGGCTTCGTCAATGGTTGCCAACGTAGTTCGAGTGGTGAGGGCATCTGAGATATCAGAAATGATCTGTCATCAACTAACTCAAACTTTGGTAAGGTGGATTGTAGATTTAAATTTCGGTGCTGATGTTGCATCTCCGACTTTAACTAGGGAGTTCAGAATTGAGGAGTCCCAACTGACACCCGCTGATGTTTCCCTATTGATTCAAAATGGTTTCAAACCCCGTAGAGAATGGATTGAGAGACACTTTAGAGTTGATCTGGAAGATGAGGCTAAATCTGCTGAGGGCCAACAGGGTAGTGAAGGAGAAACTATGTTTGACCCTGAAAAGGATAAGAACCTTTACGAATCGATTTTTGGCCCTGACGATGGTTCGGGTGGTGATGCTGAAGGGACCCCGGGATCTACCACTGAGGGCGAAGTCCCAGAGGTTCCCCCTACTGAAGGGGCTCCGGCTGAAGGGGCTCCGGATGAGGGAATTCAGGGTGAAGAAACCCCGGATGATACGACCCCAACTGAAGAAACCCCGGATGAGACGACTCCGAATGAAGAAACTCCAACAAAGCAACCTCCTGTAGAACAGCAACCAAAAAAGAAAAATAGCAAAGCCAACAAAGAGTTAGACTCCTTACTATCCGAGTTAGACTCTGCATTGGCTGAAGAACCAGGGGAATCCGAACCGGGGGAACTCCCTAAGGAAGAGGCAAATGAGGCCGAATCCACAAGTGGAATTTCCGGTAAGGAAATAGACTCTATAATATCAGAGATGGAAAACAAGGTCAAGGGTAAAAAATAAGCATGAGTAAATCCGATAAAAAAGTGTTCTCAAAAAAAGTCCACGTATTTAAAGCTGGCCCCCAAACTAGCGCACAGGGTGTGCAGAGAAACTTCTCTGCTGACGACCTTAAGGAAGTTGCAAACTCATATGACCCCAAAGTCCATTCAGCCCCCCTTGTAATTGGCCACTCTGGAGATAACGACAGCGTACCTGCTTACGGGTGGATTAAAGGATTCTCTCAAAAGGGTGATGACTTATATGCAGATGTAGAATTTACGGATGTAGCTAAGGACTTAGTTAGAGGTGGTCATTATAGGAAAGTTTCCATTTCCTTCTATTCCCCCGATTCCCCCATTAACCCACACAAAGGCAAGTGGAGTGCAAGGCATTTGGCATTGCTCGGAGCTGCACCCCCAGCTGTGAAAGGCTTGGAGCCATTCTCTTTCAGCGAAGAAGAGGGAGTTTTCGACTTTGCAGTGGCCCTGTCCCCTGACCAACTTTTTGATAAGGACTTAGGACCGACGCTGCTTATAGAAAAAAGTCCCCTAGAAATGCTAAAAGAAAGACTAGATGAAGTCAAAAGTGAAGTCAATCAGTCCCTACAGCAATTAGAACAAAACCAGGACCAACAAACAGAATCGGATGTCGGCCAAGGCCAACAACCTGAAACTACAAATTCGGCGGATCAAAACGCCAACCCCGATAACCCTAATCAGCAATTCTCTGAAATGAAAAAGAACTTGGGGCGCGAAGGCGCTGAAATCACTGAGTCTACTCAAGAAGTAGCCAATCTAGAAACCAAAGCACCAGAAAACAAGCCAAAAATGTCCAAATCAAAAGTTTCCCCCGAAGCCAAACTTGATGATACCGAAGAAGACGGGGAATTCAAGGAAGTTACCGAATGTGGCAAAAAGTCCAGAATGATGGACTCCCCTGAGGATGAGACGGAGCGCCAAGACACCGAATTCGAAGAAGGCATTAAGCGCCGTGTCTCTAAAGGGGCTGGTGGCCAGGAAGTTCAGGTTGTTGAGCAAGTATTTGAGGAAGGTATCGATTCTCAGCATAAGGAAGTTTCCAAGTCCAAGAAAAAGAAAGCCCCCAGTCAACCTGTTGACGAAGCGGACATGGACGAAGAGGAAATGGATGACGAGGATTCAGAGTACAATGAACTAGAGTACGACGAAGTTAGTCACAAAACCGCATCTAATGGGAAAGTATCCTTTGGTACCCGCAAAGGTGAAACCGGAGATAAAGTTACTGGCCGTTCAGTTACTGCCCGATCTAAAGATGATAGCTACGGTGCCCGTCAAAAGGCTGGTAAAGCCCCAGAGGAAGACCGCGATGGTGTAACCAGCGATGGTGAACAAGACGAGGACCGTCCCAAAACTGCAAAAAATAGCGAACAAGACGAGGACCGTCTCAAAACTGCCAGAGAAGAAAATGGTGACAATAGCCAGGAAGGTCGTTGGGCTGGCCAAGATACTATGGCCAAAGATAGAAACAACGATCAGTACGACGATGCCAGCACCAAGTACCCAGAGAAGCAACGCCCTGGAACTTCTGATGGGAAAGATCCCCATGGCCGCAGCGAAGGGCCCACCCCAGTTTCTAACCTTTCTGAGGAAGACCCCGACAATCTCGATATGGCAGTAGATGTCAAATCGGTTAAAGGTAACAAAACTTCCCGCGTCATTCACCAATCATCTAGCGACAAAAGAGCCCCACTCAAAGGTGGCCCAATTGCCGACCATGCCGAAGGTGGTGAGCCTGATGAAGAGGGGGTCGTCCGAGAACCGAAATCCGCCAAGACTTCCAGTGGTAAAGCCCCCCGTGGCCGCGAGGGTGGCCCGACTGATCTCCCAACTCGCTCTGAGGAAGATCCGGATGATCTCGATATGGCAGTTGACCTAAAGGATGCTACCCAAAGTGATAAGGTCCGGGTTGTTCGTCAGAAGTCCGGTGAGAAGGCATCCGTCAACCATGCTGAAGGCGAAATGTTCCGCCGTAAAAAGGCAGCAGAGGAAGAAGACCCAATGACTGTAACAGGCAAGGGTTCGACTTATATGGAGCCTAAGGGTTCCATGGGAGCTTGTTCTGACGGGGAAGAAGAAGTTAAGTATAGCGGAATGGGTTCTGCCGGTCAAGCCCGTCCTACCGGGTTCCCAGCCCAAATCTACAAGGAGATCGAAGCCCTTAGGAAAGAAAACGATAGGCTCAAGAAGGAATTCGAAGAGCAGAAAGTCCATGCCCATAAACAAAGGATTTCCCACTACGTTGAGAATCTTTATAGCGACGGCAAACTGACCAATGCCATCATTCAGCAAGATGAACTGCAAAGTTTCTGCGAAGGTTTAGAATTTGGGACCTTGGAATTCTCCGAAGGTGAAACACCAACGTCTAAACTCTTTGGAATCTTAAATCGCCTGCCAAGCATGGTGCATTTTGGGGAAATTGTTGGGCCGGAAGACAAAGCATTTGAAGCAACCTTGGAAAACATGGACCCCCATGAAAGAGCCCTTGAAATGGTAAAACGCGGTGAAGCCTCCGACTACCTGGAAGCCATCAAAACTTGCCTTTGGACTTCTAACTGAGCTAAATGGATCTCCTTTCCTTAATTGGCTCTGTCACTAAAAGGAGGGGAGATTTTTTCTCTAATGCCGAATCCCTAGCTAAAAAGGCTAAAACCATCGAAAACCTGGAGAGTATGATGCTCAGGGATTCTAAGCTTTTAGTTAAGTCTCTCAAGGACAAAGACATAAAGTGGGACGAGTTTTCTCGTGCCATGGTTGACAAAACCTTAGAGGCATCTTTGGCAGGAGTCTACCTTGGGTCAGCATCATCGAAGCCTAAAGCAAAATTGGAAAAAGCATGGCCAACAGTTGTCGGACAATTGGTGCCACCATTACTTAAATTCCTCGATGTGACAAAGGCCCGATTTGAAAATAATGCAATTTCCATAATCGGGAGTGGAATGGATTTTGCCTCCAAAGGTCCATCTGGCGACTATGATTGGGATATTTTAGAGGATCCCGACTACGACTCTGAGGACCCCGAGGTTCAGGATGCCATACAGAATTCTATTGATTCAGGTGTGGGGCAAACCTGGCAAGGGGTTTTTTCTAGGGTTTCTCGCTACCTTGTTACCCCAGCTTACGCATTTTTTCAACTAGGTGACTACCTAGTTAAGGAAGAACAAGGCCATAAAGAAATGATGCGAGTTGCCAAAAAAGACAAAAAAACTTGCAAAGAATGCAAAGAATACGAGAAGCTGGGTTGGCAACCCATTGGCTCCCTACCACTTCCTGGGCAGAGATGCAGATGCTATGACAGATGTAGATGTCTGGTCGATTACCGGTAGCCCATTAGCTACCCCACGTAAGTGGGGGTAAAACCAATTATCACATCAGCTAGGTGAAAAACAAGTCCTAGAGTAAACCAAAAGTCAACACATATTAAGAAAAAGATCATGAGTCTAAACATTGCACC